GAGTATGCATCTATGAAACCTGTTGTGTGGGAGCAAATTATTCGACCTACTCTTGCTGATGTGCAAGGTGGTGCGTTATTTATTGGTACTCCTGCTGGTAAAAACCATTTCTATGATTTGTACAAAGATTCATTTAATGATGATGATTGGGAAGCGTGGCAGTTTAACTCAACTGATAACCCGTTTATTCCTGATAGTGAAATAGAAGCTGCAAGAAAAACTATGTCGTCTATGTCGTTTAGACAAGAGTTTGAGGCATCGTTTGAAACATTTAGTGGTGGAATATTTGATGAAGAGTGGTTTGAGTTTGGAGAAGAACCAGAAGAGGGTAATTTTGTGATTGCTGTAGACCCTGCTGGTTTTGAAGCTGTAGAAAAAGAAAGAAACCTAAAGCGTTCTAAATTAGATGAAACTGCAATTGCGATTGTTAAGATTTATCAAGATAAGTGGTGGGTGTACAAGATACTGCATGGTAGATGGCACATTAAAGAAACAGCAAAAAAAATATTAGATGCAGCAGTAGAAGTAGAAGCAACAAGTGTAGGCATTGAAACGGGTGCGTTAAGAAACGCAATATTACCTTATCTTGAAGATGAAATGAGAAGTAATGGCGAGTATGTATCAATACACGAGCTTAGACATGGCGGTAAGAAAAAGAATGACAGAATTGTCTGGGCATTACAAGGAAGAATGGAACATCGTCAAATAACTTTTAATGAAGATGAAGAGTGGAGAGAGTTTATATCGCAGATGGTAGACTTTCCAAATAGATTAGCACATGATGATATGCTTGATGCACTAGCTTATATAGACCAAGTATCTATTGCTGATTTTGCACACTCAATTGAATTGGATGATGAATGGGAACCAGTAGACGAAGTAGCGGGATATTAACAAAAGAAGTAAACTATAATTTAATTTATGTTATATTACGCAAAAAACTATCCTAATTATGGCACAACAAAGAAACTTATCAGGCGAAAGAGATAAAGAAGGTAATTTAAAAAATATTAATTACAACGATTTATCAGTAGAAGATTTATTAGCAATGTTTAATGAAGGTTCTTTATTAAAAGAAGTTGCATATCCTTTAACTAAAAAAATCTTAGAAAATAAAATGGATAACGCTTCAGAAGAAGAAGTAGAAGAATTTATTTCAAACTTACCAAAACCTTTTGTAGACTTTGTTAATACGCGAATTAAAGCTGATAATGTAATGGATATGTATTATGCAGATAAAGATATACAAAAAATGGAATCTAATTGGCGAAAAGATAAAAGTAGAAATTATTTGCCAGACCTTTTAAATAGTGTTAAAGATTTTTTTGGAATTAAAGAGTAATGAACGAAGAAAATAAATATCAAGCACTATCTGGTTGGTTAATGTATCGACTAGAGTCTTGGAGAAATCATAGAGATACTAACTACGAACAAAAATGGGATGAATACTACAGATTGTGGCGTGGTATTTGGTCTAGTGAAGATGTTGTTCGTTTATCTGAAAAGTCTAGAATCATATCTCCCGCATTACAACAAGCTGTAGAAGCTGCGGTTGCAGAATTAGAAGAAGCAACCTTTGGTCGTGGTAAGTGGTTTGACTTACAAGACGATTATTTAGACCAACAAGACAGAGATGCAGAGTTTGTACGCAATTTATTACAAGAAGATTTAGAAAAAACTGGTTGTAAAGACGCAATTAACGAAGTATTCCTTAATGGTGCTATTTATGGTACTGGTATTGCTAAGATTGTAGTAGAAGAAAGTATAGAAAGAGTACCAAGTCAAATGCCAATTGAAGGAACAATGGCATCTGAGCGTACTGTTAGTGAATTTATGGGCATTGATGTTAAAGTTGAGCCTATTTCACCTAAAGAATTTATCATGGACCCGTCTGCAAACTCTATTGAAGATGCATTAGGGGTAGCACATGAGGTTATTAAACCTAGATACCATGTAATTGAAGGTATTAAAGCTGGAATTTACAGAGATGTACCGCTAGATGGCGACTACAACATTAATGATTTTGGATTTGACGAAGAAATGCGTCAGGCAGATGAGTCTGATTCTGTAAAAATTACAGAATATTGGGGTCTTGTACCAAAACGCTTCCTAAAAGCTAAGGCTGACAAGGATGATTTTGAATATGACTCTAAAGATGAGATGGTTGAAGCTGTTGTTACAGTAGTAAACGATGCATATATCCTAAGAGCAGAAGAAAATGCGTTTATGATGAAAGATAGACCATTTATTGCCTATCAACATGACCTAGTACCTAACAAATTCTGGGGTCGTGGAGTGTGTGAGAAGGGATACAATGTACAAAAAGCACTAGATACGGAAATGAGAGCAAGAATTGACTCTCTTGCACTAACAACTACACCTATGATGGCTGCTGATGCAACTAAATTGCCACGAGGTGTTAAGTTTGAGGTTAGACCTGGAAAAACTGTACTAACAAATGGCGACCCTCGTACTGCATTGTTCCCATTAAACATGGGTCAAACAGATACAGCTACATTTACGCAAGTAAACGCACTAAATCAGATGGTACAGATGGCGACTGGTTCTGCAGACATGCAAGTTGCAGATAGAGCGACATCTTCTGGTATGTCAATGGCACTTGCAGCAAGTATTAAACGCCAAAAGCGTACATTAATGAATTTCCAAAACACATTCTTGATTCCTATGATTAATAAATCATTACATCGTAAGATTCAGTTTGATGTAAACAGATACCCAGTAGTAGATGTTAAGTTTATTCCATATTCAACTATGGGGATTATGGCAAAAGAACTAGAAATGCAGCAAATGGTACAGATGATGCAATCAATGCCTAAAGATTCACCTGCATTTAACATCTTATTGATGACTATGTTCCAAAACTCTACTATTCATAACAGAGATGCGATAGTAAATAGACTATCACAAGCATTGAATCCAACTCCAGAGCAACAACAAATGCAACAGATGGGTATTCAAATGCAAATGCAGAAAGCACAAGCTGAGATTCAGAAGATACAAGCTGAAGCAGCAGAAGAAAATGCCAAAGCACAACTTCACATGGCAGAAGCACAAAGAACTGTACCAGATGAAGCAGATGCACAGAAGCATGTTCTTGATATGGAGCAAAAACGAATACAAATTGCTAAAGCAAAAGCAGATATAGCAAACAAGATGTCAGAAACTGATAGAAATATTCCAGAAACTGAGCATCTTAAGTCTGAAACTGCACTTAATTTAGCAACTGCGGCTGAAAAAGCACAGAAAGTTAACTTAGGAACTAACATACAGTAATGCCAAAGACAGATGAAGAGTTTTTTAGAGATAGACAAGACCTGTTTATGTCAGAAGGCTGGATAGATTTAAAGGCAGAGCTGTTAAAAATTGAGAATAGTGTTAAAGATATTAGCACTATACAAAACGAAAATGACCTTTACCATGCTAAGGGTCAGTTGCAAATACTAGGTTTGTTATTAAGTCTAGAAGAAGCAACAAAATTGGCGATGGAACAAGCGGAAACGCCCCCATCTTAATAATAATGACCTACAACCCACTAATGTGGACAGGAGAAAAACATTATGACTATAGTAGTAAATGACACAGAGTTAAATGATGCGTCTATAACAGAAAGCACAGAGTCTGTAGCTGAAGATACAGTTGAAACTGTAGAAGCTACATCAGAAGAATCAGTAGAAAGTACACCTGCTGAGGAAACTGCGGTTGAAGCTGAACCGACAAGTGAGATTCCAAGCAAGTATGCAGATAAATCATTTGAGGAAGTGGTTGCTATGCATCAAGAAGTTGAAAAGTTAAAGAGTCGTCAAGCCAATGAGCTTGGTGAAATGAGAGCTTTACTTAAACAAGTACTTGAATCACAGCAACAAACAAATACTGCAGAAGCAGCAGAAGAACCAGAGTACGATTTTAGTGAAGCATTTTATGATGACCCACAAGAAGCTATTAATAAAGCAATTGCTAATCATCCTGAAATACAACAAGCTAAACAAATACAGATACAAGCAAAACAGGCAGCAAGTGTTCAAAAACTTGAATCTATGCATCCAGACTTTAGAGAAGTTGTCGCTAGTGATGGCTTTAATAAATGGTTGGAAGATAATCCAGGTATGAAATACACTTATGATACTGCTGATGCTAACTATGACCCAGTACTAGGAGCTAATGTTCTTTCAATGTACAAGCAAACCAATATGATGGATGCCACAAAGAAAGCACAAGAGAAACAAGACAAGGCTAGACAAAAGGCTTTGAAGCAAACTAGCTCTGAAACTAGGTCTGCTGGTGATTCTACTGCTGGGAAAAAAATATATCGCAGTCAAGATTTAATTGAACTGCGTCAAAGGGACCCAGAAAAGTATGCGGCATATTCGGAAGATATATACCAAGCGTACCAAGAGGGTCGTGTAAGGTAAACAATAGGAGAATATTATGCCATTAGGTACAAATAATACTACTGCTGCGGTTGCCAATAATTTTATTCCTCAGCTATGGTCTGATGAGGTTATTGGTGCATACAAAGCTAATTTGGTTGTTGCTAACTTAGTAACAAAACTTAACCACAAAGGTAAAAAAGGTGATGCAATTAACATCCCTAAACCTGCTAGAGGTTCAGCTTCTGAAAAACAAGCAAATACTCAAGTAACTCTTTCAGCTGCTACTAATGATGTAGTAACTGTTAGCATTAACAAGCACTATGAGTATTCAAAGCTAATTGAAGATATTGCTGAAGTACAAGCTCTAGCTTCTATGAGAAAATTCTACACAGACGATGCTGGATACGCTCTTGCTACACAAGTAGATGATGACTTATTTGCACTAGCAGAAGGTTTCCAAGGCGGTACAGTAGGTGGTACTGGTGCAGCTTCTTTTGAAAATGCTGTAATTGGTGGTGATGGTACTACTGCTTATACTGGTAATTCATCTAATGCTACAGACATCACAGATGCTGGTATCCGTAGAATGATTCTTACTCTTGATGATGCAGATGTCCCAATGGATGGTCGTTCTTTAGTACTTCCTCCAGTTGCTGCTAATGATATGCTAGGTATTGCTAGATTTACTGAGCAACAATTCATTGGTAATGGCGATGCAATTAAGAATGGTAAGATTGGTCAAGTATATGGTGTTGATGTTTATGTAACATCTAACTGTCCTACAATTGCTTCAACTGATTCAACTCCTAAGTCTAACAGAGTTGGTATGATTCTTCACTCAGACGCTCTAGTATTTGCTGAGCAAGTTGGTGTTAGAACTCAAACTCAGTACAAGCAAGAGTACTTAGGTGACCTATTTACTGCTGACACTATTTATGGTGTTAAAGAACTTCGTGATAACGCTGGTGTAGCGTTTGTTGTTCCAGCTGCTTAATAGTTGACATACAAAGCCCTCTCTTAACGGAGAGGGTTTCAATATGTTAATTAGGAGGTAATATGCCAATATATGAATATCATTGCATTAATAATCATAGCAGTGACCATGTATCTTCTTTTGATGACAGAACACAACCGCAGGTCTGTCCAGAGTGCGGTGAACCAGCAAACTATAAACAAACATTTTGTACTAATGTACAATACGGACTTACATCATCTGGTAAATCTTGGAACACAACACAAGAATTACGAGATAGATGGAACAAAAGAGAAAACAAAAGACACAATACAGTAGGTAAAAGTTATGCATGACATATTTGATAACACTACAGATAGTTTAGATATAGAAAGAGTCAAAGATAAAATTCGTCAAATTTGGCAAACCATACTTATACAAGAGTATGAGTCTGAATACGGACACATGAAAGATGACGATGATGACTATAAAAGCATAGATGAATATTGTGCTGAAAACGCATTGTATTTTCCTGGAGATGACAAACCAGAAGATGAAACATCTAGTATTGTTAAGATGCTAGAAGAAATGTTTGACCCTAAAGAAGATTTACAGCCAGTACAATCAGATGGTAAAGCACCTACTTATGGCGGTACACAATTAAAATCAAACAATGAAAAAGGTAATGTAGAAACTACTACATACGAGTACACACATACTAAAACAAGTACACCTTCAGATTCAAGAAGTAAAGCAAATTCAAGCGTTTATGAACATCATAGTGGTAAGATAGCACCTAGAA